CAGCGGCCGGATAGCCATCAGGCGGTCAGCCTGAGCGATCTCTAGCATCTTGTTGCCGGAACCCATAACGCGCTCAGGCATGATGTCCCACGCGTCGAGGTTGTTAAACACAGACGGATCAACGCCTTCAGCCTCGCACTTGCGGCGGAACTGTTTGCAGTCGGGGTGATCGATCGTGCAGAACCGGCGAGCAATCTCACGGTACTGGAACGTCTGCTGGGTGTAGGCGCGAGTCAGCATCGAGCCCATCAACGCGTTGGCGTTGTTCACGCGAGCCATCACCTCGGTAGCGGTCAGCTCCTTCGACGATCCGTCATTCACGTCCTGGGTGTAGGCGGCACTCGATTCAGACATGATCTGGCGGTGCATCGCCATAGCGCCTGAGAGCATCGTGTAATCGACAACGTGACGCTCAGACTGCGGAACCCAGGAGAGGCCCTCGGGAATTACGCCCATGTTGAACAAGTCGATCTTCTCCATGCGCTCCATATCGCCGTCGGCAACATTGCGGAAGAGCCAGAGCATCTGCTCGAACACGGAGTCGGTGAATTTGCAGCGCATCCGGTTCTGGAGGTGGCAGACAGCGTAGAGCAAATAACCCAGCGAACGAACTGAGTGCCATCGGAACGGAGGCACGACAGCGCCGTCAGCAAACTGGATGTGCATCAGCTCAAAGATATCCCGGCCGTAGCAACGGTCGCCGGCATTGAAGAGCCATTCGCCAGCGGTCTGCATATTGCCGATTCCGCTGTTGTACTGGTCAACGATGATGCGGCGGCGCCAGGAAGGATCGTCGGTGGTCGTGTCCAGGAAGTAGAAATCGTAGCACCGAAGGACCGGCGTAGCGTCGGAACCCCAGTAACCAGAGTTCTCCTTGAAGTCTTCCTCAATCTTCTCAGGGAAGTATTGGCCGGACCAGTCGTTCACCTGGAGACTCGTGGCCTCGCGCTGAATCATCGCGGCCAGCAATTCGTTCACCAGCTTCAGGTTCCAGCCGGGATCGACGTTCTCACCGCGGGTCATGCGGATAAGGTCAGCTGCCGTGAAGGAGGTGTAGATCGCGAAGTGCGACATATTCTCCATCGTGGTCAGCGTGTTTGTAGGAACCAGAATGTCCTCGGTGCCGCGAGCTGACGGACACCAGTCGCGATCACGGAGCCATGTAACAGGGCCGATGCCGTGCAATACGGTCGCAGCAAACTGAGACTCCAAGACCGTAGAATACTTTGGCGACCGCTTCATCATACGGTTCAACTGCTTCGTGATGATGTTACCCCACTCAGTGCGTTTATCCCGAGGGCCAATATCCAGTCCAACCGAGAAGTAGTTCTGAGGCTTCAGGAACGCGTTCGTGAACTGCTGACGCGCAGCATGAATAATCCGCGTGCCTTCCAGAAAGTTGACGTTTGTCTGGATTCGGTTGTCGCGAGCCTCCTCTTCGCTGTACGGAGGATTACCGTTAAAGGTAGCGTTGATGCGTGCTCGATTGCGAGAACGAGGCTGTTCAGCCTCAAGCATTGCGCTGACTACATTCCAAACTTTACTTGGTTCTTTGAAACTCATATTGATCTCAGATTGCTTTTCGTTCCTGCGAAATCCAGCATTTATCAGGCATTTCACGATCGCCTAGGTAACTCAATGGCACCCAGACCTTGAGCTTCAGGTAGCAGCCGCAGACTTCGCAGGTGCCAGCATTGGCTTCACCTTGAAGGATCATAGCCATGTCATGGCGGGTTTGTTCCTGCTCAATGATAACCTCAGCTACAGCCTTCTCGATTGAGTCTGGCTTCGTCGGTTTGTTGTGCAGGCAATGCAGACACGTATCAAGACGATGCTGCGCTACCGAGCGATCAACCGGAGTGCCTCCATCTCCGAGCCATTCCGATAGGATTCTAACGCCTTGAGCGGTGTTTTTAACCCTTTCCACCGCACGAGCGACAGCCTGATACCCTTGGTTGAGCATTGGTTTGAGTGGATTGAGTTGTTGTTTGCCTGGGAAAGCGGGCGTTTGTGTAGGCTTCCAGATCGGCGACAGCTTTTTCGTAGGACGCCGGAAGGTTGTTTGCGATCCTGTGCTGTTGAATTAGCCGAGCCATCGAATAGAAATCGTGATTCATGGGATTCGGAGCCGTCCATTTGGTTGCAGGTTCGTAGAACTGCCATCCACCGTTTGGAAACGTACTGTATTTCATGCGCCTTGATTTTTAGAACGGTAGATCATCGGCGTCGAGATCAGGCTTCGGAGCGGCCGCAGCTGGGGCGGTCTCCCGGCGAGGAGCCGGCGCATCACCTTCATCGCGTCCCTTTAGGAAGTGGAAGGTTTCGATCATAATCCGCGTGGTAGACCGCTTCTCGCCAGTCTTCTTGTCGTCCCACTCTTCCCGGGTCAGGCGTCCCTCAACCAACAATGGGTGACCTTTCTTGACGTACCGACCGATCGTATCGGCCTGCTTCCCAAACGCTTTGCACTCAGCAAAGTAAACATCCTCCTTCTCTTCGCCGGCTTCGGTTTTCCAGCGGCGATTCACGGCCAAGCTCAAATTACAGACGGTGGTCCCCTTTGGAAGCGTCTTGAGTTCAGGGTCGCGAGTGAGGTTTCCGATCAGGATGACTTTGTTGAATGATGCCATAAGGTTAGGAATAGGTTAGCGAATGTTCAGTCTCCATCGTGCGACGTTTATCTGACAGACGTGTCAGCCACTTTGGTGTCTGTCGCTTGACAATACCAACCCCTTGGCCGCCGGCAATCTCAAATCCCGTTCTTCGAGCCATTTCGAGTGCGACCACGAAAGAGTCCCATAAATCAGGGGATCGGCCCATGCGTTCCTTGGTCTTATGCTTCGGCTCTACGTCGATCAAACCAGTGCGGGAGATTCCCCATTCACGCATCGACCCTTCCTCGGCGACCTCACGGGGGAGTTTCCGCAGCTGCTTGGATTCAATCAGCAGGCGCGACGAATACCAGAGAGCTGTGACCATCTTGCCGTAGGCCTCACGCTCAGTCTTCGGATCACCTTTCCGGACAGGCCGATCTGTCGGGCGGCCGCCAAACTCGATCGGAACAACCTGGGGAGACCACAGGCGAGCGAACGCAGACATCAGTGTGCCGCGTCCGGTGGAATCAAATCCCACCTGCTCAGGCGGAATATTCCGTTGCTTGCAGTACAGCAGCACGTACTCAGCGATTTGCTCCTCGGCCTGCTGGGCTTTGACGGCCGTCACAGGGATTACGATCGGAGCTTCAGCGAATGCTAGCACGATGCGCCCAGTGGCGTCTGGGCCGTACTGAAGGTCGGTCATAACGCATCGGTCACCACCGATGCCTGAGTACGCTGCGTCGATCCCAATGATTCGAGTGATTTTGTCGGCGCCCTGCCACGCGATTTCATCGAAGGCTTGGTTCTGCTCGCACAGCGACATGGTGACCACGCGCCGTGTACCGCCGTCTCGGGGCAGCAACCCGAGGTTCATCATGGAGAACTGCAACGAGTCTCGGCCGTAGTAATCGAGGTCCGCCTGAATCTGCTCCGGCGTGATGATACCTCGGTACGGATTGGTTCCTTTCGGGAATTTCGCGTTCGGCGTGTCGTATCCGCACAGCTGGACGGCAACCCCTCCTGGCGCCCGAGTTTTCCAGGTGCGTGTCTGCTCTAAGTATTCGATGCCTTCCCAGCCGCCCATCGTGGAATGCGGCTCACAGACAACCCCGAGCGCGTCGTTGCGATCCTTGGGATTCCCCATCGCGATCAACTTAAACTCCGGATTCTTGCGAAGGTTAGCAACTGAATCGAGAAACCCTCGGCTCATTAGAGACGCTTCGTCTGCGATCAGCATCACTCGATCGTTCTTGAGCCCGACGTAGTTTGATAGGCCAACGAACGTACCACCGACCTTACAGGCCACACCGATAATTCCGTCGCGGAAGTCCTGCGCCTCGGCGTCTTGGTCAGAACTGGTCAGGATGAACCGGCTCTCGATAACGCGCCCTGGCAGCCATTCCCGGCGAGCCTTGGCCTTATTGTGCAGTTCCTTGATCGAGCCCCAGATTCGCAGCTGGAGACCTTCACGCGTCGTTGACGACATGATGATCGAGGTTCCAGTTGGGTAGATGTAGAACGTACACAGCCCGAAAGCCGCGGAGGTGTAGGTCTTGCCAGATGATCCTGGGCCCATGATTCCAACCTCTTGATTTTCCGCGAAAGTCTTGATCAGCAGGTCAGACCAAATGTGCCAATCAAAGTGCGGCCAGAGTGCCGTCATGGCTGCTTTGAAGTGATGATATTTTCCGCATCCGTACTTGACTCCAGCGGACATTATGTAGCCGCCGCGACGAACCATTTCAGCTTCGATGAGAAAGCGGTCTTTAGTACGCCACGGTATAGACAGGTAATCTGCGCTCTCATTCATCTTGCGGGAATCCTGCTGCGGCCCTTCAATCGGTTCAAGCGTCATGGTCGCAGAAAAAAATCGCATAGTAGATGGCCTCCTCACCGCTGAAGGTGGGGTGGACAGCGGTTTTTCGCCCTCACTCATCCAGCCTAACCAGCTAGCATGGGCGGTGAACACGACGGTGCGCGGAGGATTCCCGAAAGCGCGGCCTGGGATTTGGACCAAACTGCTGAAGTTTGCCGATCCAACTGTGCTCTACAACGGCGGTTACTACAACGCTGCGGTCCAAGCGGCCTTCAAAGAAGGCTTCTTTCAGGGGTGCGGAACCTACATTTCCGACAACGA